CAAGGCGAACACCCGCGGCAATGAGTGCCACATCGATTCGGAAGCGCTTGCTTTGGCCCTTGGATCCACCGCGGGGTATTTTCTCGCGATGCTGCCGGACTCATCTTTCGATCAAGGAATGGCGCGACTGGAAAAACGCGCCCGAGCATTGCGGGCACAACTGCAGCAGAGCGGAGACCTCGGCATCGAGACGATTCTTGTCGAGGATTGAAAACGCCGCCAAACACCGACACGTCGGACAACAGCGGTCGTCCGGCAACGGGACCGAGCAACCACAACATATAGATTGAGAGGCGCAAAAACCGGGACTAAAACCGGCCTAAAACCGGGCACTAAAACCCGGCTAAAACCCGGCAAAAACCGGTTGCAAAAACCGACACCCCCTACGGGGGTGGTATTAGCCACCCCGTTCGGGTTTTAGGGCGGCCTAGATATGGAAGGCACTCATGGCTAAAAATCCGTTCGATAATATTTGGACCAGCGAGAACCCGGATCCGGAAAATCTTGGAGCGGCGCCAACCCCGATTCGGAAATCGGGAACGGTCGTGCTGCTCGAGACGATGTCGGACGGGCGATGGTGGCCGATGGTGGTGCTGTGGCGCGCGATCGAGCCGCGGCTTGTCGAGTCGGCCGTTCGCAAGCCTTCGAGTGAGTGGTTAAGCACCCTACTCAGCTCGGCCTGGCGTCGTAACTTGATCGATCGTGCGCAGAACCCTGGATGGAACGGGTTACGGGTTTGGGATCGTGTGCGTCGTTGCGGCGGGCCGATTCCGCCCATGTCGGCGTCCGAGCGCGTCGCTTATTGCCGATACGTTTATCGGATCAACGAGCGCGGCCGCGCATGGCTTGAGAAAAAGAAAAGCCCGCCGCGGGTTGATGCGGCGGGCTTAGACGCGGTCTAGGAGGGGCTAGGCGGCGATCAGGGGCAGTAGGTGCCACGTTCTGAGCCAGTGGTAGGCGCGGGTAACGTCTTGGGCCGTGGCGGGCCATCGGGCGGCCCCGATTCGGGAGTAAACGAAGGTGGCGGTCTTCTGCCATGATGTCGCGAGCCGTTCGATTTCCATATTCAGGGTTGGATCCGGCCAGCGCCGGCGCCATATCACGGCGGGCACTCGCTGGTAGTCGCCGCCGAAGTATATCCAACGCTGGCAGCGTTTGATTTCTTCGGCCGTCATGGCGGTCGGATCGGTGACGTGGTTGCGGGCGAGCATGTTTCGATGGACGGCCCACACAGGCGCGTTAACGATCTTGGCCAAGGTGGATATATCCGCGGCGAGCGAATCGGCCGAAGCCGGGAGTTGGCCGCGGCGCCACGCCATGAAAACGTCGATCAGGGCACGGCGGACGGTGGCGGCTTGAGAGGTACGGGCCAAGGCGCAGATTAGCAGGGCTTGGCCTTCGTTGAGGTAGTAGGCAAGCGCCCCACGGCGGGGCGCATGACGAGGGAGTGGTCCGTAAGTCGTTAGTTCTTCGGCGTTCCTGGCAACAAGGTCACGTACCTTGCGCGGGCGTTTGAAGTCAAGGCGCTTGGCCAAGGTAGTGTCAAGAATGCGCGGCTCGTTATCCTCGAGCCGGCATAGGTCGCGCAGGGTGATGAGGTTTTGCATGAGGATATCCTTAGGGCTTTTCAGGCCATGCCCGCGAACGGCGCGGGCGCCGGGAGCTGAAAACCGCCTAAGGAACGGCCGGCTTATTTCCCTTTCGGGTCTTGTATTCGCCGACTCCCGGCATGGTGCGGACGTAACAAAGGCCGCTAGTCTGTCGGGGCGGCTTCCGCCTTAGGCTGGCGTTTTCAGCGCCGTCCCGATTGAAGGCATAATTCGTGGTCGCGGTCAAGGCTCTTTGGCGTTATGCTGATCGTTGTACGTTGACGAAAAGGGGATCGTCATGGCTGCGATCGGCGCTTTGGCTTTAGTTGTGATTGCGATAGCTATGGTTTTCGGGGCAGACGGAGCGGCGCGACTCATTGGTTTGCTTTTGATCGGCGCCGGATATCTGTTGTTTTTCGGTGTCATTGCTGGATTCATTTGGTTGTGGGCGGCTCTTGTCTAAAGCCGGCGGTCGATCTTAAGCCGAATCCGGTATTTTCCGAATGCAGTATCGGCACCTCGGAAAATGCCGTTGATAAACACGCTTGACGCGTTGCGCGTCGATCAGAGTCGGATAGTCGATTCCGAATTCACGGCCGTCGCAGTAAATGCGGTACATGATGGCGGCCCCTATGTGAGCGCAAGCCAAAGCGCGAAGACGGCGAGCGCGAGTGCGAGATTGAGTGTTTTCAGGATTAGGATTGGCATGGCGAATCCCTTTCACGGCGAGAGGTAAAGCAGGCCGTCGTCGCCGCGGTATGGAAGGTAGTCATAGAATTCGCGCCATTCATCGAGTACGGCGGGATTGCCGTTGTTGTCGGCAATTGCGTCGCGTACGTAGTTTCCCCCGTCACCAGTCAAGGGGTTCCCCAGAAAGGTACGGCATTGATCGCAGTGTTGTGGGCAATCCGCTTCGCCCCCACCATCGTCGTACGGACCTTTCGGATACTCATCGGAGTCGTACGTGTATTCGTCGTCGGGATTCGTCGGCGCCTTGCCTTGCGCGGCGAGATATTCCTTGACGGATTCGCCGCATTGCTTGCAAAGAAGCGCGGCTTGAAAAACGTATGCGTGCATGGCGTCAACCCCTTTCCCACGGCGCCCAAGGATTTTCCTCGAGTGTGTCGCGCTCTTGCATGAGATGGCGTCTCTCACTGAGGTATGAATCGACGCGCGCTTTGAGTGTGGTTAGTTCTCCTTTCTCTTCATCGGTCGCGTTGCCGTATTCGACGTATGATTCCAGATCGGTGATTCGATTGATGATGTCGCGTGAGTCGATAACGTCTTCGAATTTGGTTATTTCATCGGACATAGCGATTCCCCTTTTGTTTGCTTCAGTAATCGGCCGTGATCTCGTCGACGGCCGCAGCGCAGCGCTCGATCCGCGTGGCTATGCGGCTCCAAACGCGACCTGCGTTTTTGTCCTGCCAGGCGGATTGCAGCTCGATCGTGGATTCGCGGTACTGATCGGCCGCGGCGCGTAAGATGGTCGCGACCTTCTCAGGAGTGTCGACGTTTAAATCAAGGTCGGTCATAGTGATTCCCTTTTAGGTGTGTCGGTGTTTGTCGGTAATCATAGTCCTATAAAAATCTCTGTGTCAAACGGAAATTTCCGTTTATGTTATGTTATATCATTGCATGACGTTTGGTGATCGTGTAAAACGCCGGTATTATGGCAAATCAAATGGTCAGTGTGCCTGCCGGCGAGGAAGATCGGAATGCGGCCGTAGCCGCCGCGGTCGCTCGCCTTTCGACCGAAGGAGCGCCTCAAGCCGTAGCGTTTCTGCTCGCCGTGCTGCGCGACCGATCCGAGTCTACCAGGCTGCGCGTTGACGTGGCGAAGACGATCCTAGATCGCGCCGGCGTCATTCCGCCCCGGGCCTCAGACGCACCGGACGCTGTGGATAAGCCGCTGCATCGCCGCTCGAGAGGCGAGCTGGCTGCGCTCATCGAGCGTGCTCAGTCCGAGCTTAGCGGCCGCGCGAGGGTCGTCAACGCGCGCCAAACTGGCGTGCAAACCAAGCGCACAGGCGCGGAACTGCTGGCGTAGCCACTGTCTCTCGCAGACTGTGTACCCCGCGATTGAGCGCTTCCGACCCCCGGCCCGTCCCCTCGCCGATCCTCGCCGAAGGCCCGGGCACCCGCTCACAAAAATTTCGGGATTTGAAAGTGTCTGTCGGGGTTTGTCGGGGTTCCAATCTTGACACCCCACTGCGCTCGTACAAGCCGGACGCGGCCAGTCAGATGTCACCGGTTTTTCAGGTAGCCGGGGCGCGCCGACAGGCGAAAAGAAAAAGCCGACGCCCGAAGGCGCCGGCTCAAGTTTGCTCAGGGAGGGGAATCACGATGAGCGCGTGTAGGCTACTGTAGAACGAAGTAGAACGCAACCTGCAAACACGCTACACTGCCGCGCACGCGCCCAGCGCCGAGAGGGCGCCGGCATCCCGTTGATGGAACCGCTCGCATGGCCGTCACCAAATACACGCGCAATTTCGACTTCGAGGATTTTCAGACGGACAATCCTTCGACGCCGCTGCAGGCGAGCAGCGTCGAGTCCGAACTCGACGAGGTCAAGACCGTCACCGACAATATCATCGACGCGCTCGACGCCATTCAGAACGACGACGAGACCCTTGGCAACGCGAGCGTGCATCCCGACGCATTTAATGCTGCGTCGCTGGCGCTCATGGGCGGCTCATGGTCTCCCGAGGGCGCGTGGGTGACGGCGACGGCGTATGTGGTCGGCGATGTCGTCAGCGAGAACGGCGGCAGTTACGTCGCGGCCGAGGCGCACACGTCTGGCACCTTCGCGACCGATCTCGCCGCGGACAAGTGGCTGCCGCTGTTCGGGCAGCCGCTCGATACCGATCTTACGGCGATCGCGGCGCTGGTCTCGGCCGCCGACAAGGTTCCGTACGCCACCGGATCCGGAACGTGGGCGCTCGCCGATTTCACCGCGTTCGGCCGGTCTTTGGTCGACGACGCGGCGGCGAGCAACGCGCGCACGACGCTCGGTTTGGTCATTGGCACCGACGTTCAGGCGTATGACGCTGAATTGGCGGCGTTGGCCGGTCTGACGAGCGCCGCCGACAAGTTGCCGTACTTCACCGGGTCTGGCACCGCGGCCGTTGCGGATTTCACGTCATTCGGCCGGTCTTTGGTCGACGATGCGGCGGCGTCGAATGCGCGGACTACGCTCGGTCTCGGCAGCGCGGCTGTGGAGAGCTTGGCGACGGTGCAGGCCGTCGCGCAGAACAGCCAAAGCGCGGCCTATACGACCGTGCTCGGCGACGCCGGCAAGCATATCTATCACCCGGCAGCGGACAACAACGCGCGCACCTTCACCATCGATTCGAACGCCAATGTCGCCTACCCGATCGGGACGGCCATCACCTTCGTCAACCGGATCAACACTGTCACCATCGCGATCACGTTGGACACGCTGACCGACACGGACGGCAACACCGGCAGCCGCACCCTCGCCGCCAACGGCATCGCGACCGCGCTCAAGGTGGAGACGACCGAGTGGGTTATCTCCGGGTCGGGCTTGTCGTGACCATTCAGCAGATATTGATGGCCATCGGGGCTGCCGGCCTCGCCAACTATTTCGGCGACGGCTCGGACGGCGCCTATACGTCGGCCGGCGCCGACACGATCGCGGTGACCGGGGACACCGGCGTCGGCATCAAGCACTACACGACGTTCAACCTGCAGGCCGGGCACTCGCTGACGACCGACAACCGCTGCAAGGCGCTGCTGATCTACGTCTCGGGCAACGCCACCATCGACGGCACGCTGAAGATGGACAGCCGGGGTGCCAGCGCGGCGGCGGGAGTCGACGTGACGATCTCGCGCTCGGTCGACCCGGGCTCGTCCGATGGCACCACGGCGGACGCCAATTTCCCCGACGAATCGAACCAGCCGACCGACGACATTAGCCCCGGCACGCACACCAAGTTCCGCAGCCAGCAGGCCGGCGGCGCTGGTGGGGCAGGGGGAGCGGAGACCTCCTTCCCGGCAAAGGGTGGGAACGGGACGACCGGCACGGCGGGCTCTACCGATCAAATGGGCGGCGGAGGAGGCGGCGGCGGTGCCAATGCGGCCGCCGGTGGCCCGCATACGGGAGCCGCTGGCGCGGCAGGAACGGCGTTCAGCGGCGGGACCGGGGGCGGGGGCCACGCCAGCGGCGACGACGCAGGTGCCCCTACCGCCGGTTCAACCAACGGCGCGGCCGGAGGCAACGGCAGCAACGCGGCTACCGGAAATCATGGGGGCGGTGGTGGCGGTGCCGGCAACAACGGGGGCACTGGTGGGACTAAAACCGGGACCGGGACTAATGGTGCGGCGGGCTCAAATGGGACCGGCGGGCTTCTAATCCTTGTCGTCGGTGGTGATCTGACTATCGGCGCAAGCGGCATCATTTCCGCAGATGGCGCAGTGGGGGGCGCCGGCGGAAATGGAGGCCACGGCGCGGGTGGCGGCGGCGGTTCAGGCGGCGGGCGTGTGATCTACCTTTACAAGGGAACGCTCACGAACGACGGCACGATCCGCGCCAACGGCGGCGCGGCGAGCAACGGTGGAACAGGAGGCGGAAGCGGTGGGGGGAATGGTGGTGCCGGTGGCGCCGGCACGGTAACAGGGCAGCAGGTGGTGTGATGATCGTTTTGCACAACTCCCATGACCGGGAGAGCCGGGAGTTCGTCGAGAATCATTGCGGCCCCGACGACGAGATCTACGACTGGTACAAGGGCGGGCGCGAGGAATGGGTTGAAAAGCATGGGACTATGCAGGTCAGCGCCTTTCCCTCGGTGATCGTCGATATCCCGGCCCATGAGAGCCCGATTTACGACCGCGGCGGTAACGTCATCGGCACGTTCACGGAGACGGCCTGCCAGCACGCCATCCGCAAGACCGAGGACCTGGCCGACATTGACCGCGCGCTTGCCAGGATCAACGCCGCTCTCGACGTGAGCGCGGGACTCGGCGACGACAAGCCGCGGCTGACGCTGGAGACGCTGAATGACGCGGCGACCGGGAGAGAGACATGAACCTCGAAACCCAAACCGCTACGATCATGGTCGACGGCGCGCTCGGCGGCACCGCCATCACGGCGCCGTTGTGGCTGCAATACGTCACGCTCTACTCAGGCGCCGTTTTGGCGGTCGGCGGTATCGTGCTGTTGCTTCTCCGCATCTTCATCGTGTGGCGCGAGGCACGCGGGAAATGAAGCTCGTCCTGGTCGAGTGGGAAGACGCGTGCGGCGGCGAGCGTCGTGGCTGGCGGCCGCTGATCGATATGGCGACGCACGGGCCGGTGCGCGGCTTCTCTGTCGGCTGGCTGATCGTCGAATCGACGAAGCACGTCACGTTGGTGCCGCACGTCATGGACGGCATGGGCGATGGCGAGATCGCCATTCCGCGCGACTTCGTCACGCGCATCACGTCGCTCAAGCTGCCGCCGAAGGCCAAGGGGCCGGCATGAAGGACTTCGCCAACACCTCGACGGCTGAATTGATGCACTTGGAGAAGGCGGCGCGGCGTGCGCTGCGCATCGATGAGGCGCGCGATTCGCTCATCACGTTCGCCAAGCTGATGAAGCCGGATCCCGAGGACGTGGACGACCCGGATCGCAGTCTCTACAAGCCGGCGCGGCATCATTACCTGATCGCCGAAGCGCTTGAGCGTGTCGTGCGTGGCGAGATTTTGCGGCTCGCGATCTCGATGCCACCGCAGCATGGAAAATCCGAACTGGCTTCACGCCTGTTTCCTGCCTTCTACATGGGTCATTTTCCGCAGCGCAGTCTCATGTTCGGCACGTATTCCGATACCTTCGCCGCGAAGTTCGGCGGTGAGGTGCGCGAGTACATCACATCGCCCGCCTATCAGTCGATCTTTCCCGGTACGCGTCTGCGCAAGGGCTCGAAGGCCAAGGATGAGATGGTGCTTGAGGGCGGCGGGCAGTTGAACTTCATCGGCCGCGGCGGCGCCGGCACCGGTATGCCGGCCGATCTCGAGGTGATCGACGACCCGCTGAAGAACGCCGAGGAAGCGGGCTCACCAACGACAGTGGCTTCGCTGCACGAGTGGTTCGCCAAGGTCATGTATTCGCGCGCCCGTACCACGACCGCCATCGTGCTCATTCACACGCGATGGATCGAGGACGATCTGATCGGCCGGCGCTGCGACCCGGACCATCCCGACCATGACGAGTATGAAGCGGAGAAATGGACGTTCCTGAACATTCCGGCCGTGCTCACGGACGGACCGGTGGCGCGGGCGCTCGGCGCCAATCTCGTGGTGCCCAGCAACGACCGCGTGATCGCCGTATTCGGTGAGAAGCCAATGGCCGCGCTGTGGCCCGAGCAGTTTTCGCTCGAGCATCTGGCGTCGGCGAAGAAGCTCGATCCGCTTGGCTTCGAGGCGCTGTACCAGGGGCGGCCGACGCCTGACGACGGCGAGTATTTTAAGCGACCGTGGTTGGTCGAGCATAAGGATCCGTCCGAGTACCCGCGCGCCGATCGGCTGCGCTTCTATGCCGCAAGCGATCACGCGCTGACCGAGAAGGAAGCGAACGACGCAACCTGCATGGGCGCGGTCGGTATCGACGAGCACGACGATCTTTGGATCATGCCTGAATTGGTGTGGGATCGCTTCGAAACCGACGTGCTGCTCGACGAAATGCTGGCGATTATGAAGTATCGCAAGCCGCTGCTGTGGTTCGCCGAGGCCGAGCACATCGAGAAGGCGATCGGCCCGTTCCGCCGCAAGCGGCAGATCGAAGAGCGGCAATACACCGTCGTCGAGCCGTTGAAGTCGATCAAGGATTTGCGCGCCCGCGCCCGGTCGATCCAAGGCCGCATGGCGATGCGGAAGGTCCACTTCCCGGCATGGATGCCGTGGTGGACGCGCGCCCGTGCCGAGCTGCTGAAGTTCCCGCGCGCCAAGCATGACGACTTCGTGTCGTTCTTGTCTTTGATCGGCCGCGGGCTTGACCGTGAACTGGGCGCGTCGCCTGAGATGCCGCGGAAAAAGGTCGTGCGCGTCGGCTCGCTCGAATGGGTCAAGGCGCAGCACAACGTCGAGAAGAAGCGCACGGCGCGCATGAAGGCGGCGGCCGGCTGGTGAGGTAAGGTCATGCTAGGCGAAATGTTCCCGATGGGCGAAGCCGATCCGGCCGATGCCGGATCAGGTGTCGTGCGCGAGGTGCCGGATGTCGAGCCCGGCCGCGCTGCGCTCGTCTCGCAGTGGACGAAGCGCATCAAGCACGCGAAGGGTACTCATAGGGGCGTGTTCGAACGGATGCGCAAGGATATGCGCTATGCGCGCTCGGGCGCGGCCGACGAGTGGGTGGCCGCCGGCAACTACGTGGCCAACATTACGCAGCGGCACATCAACCAGGCGGTCGCGACGCTCTACGCCAAGAACCCTAAGGCGGTGGCCAAGCGGCGCCCGCGGCTCGAGTTCAAGGTGTGGGACGGCGACCCGCAGAGTTACCAGATGGCTGTGCAGACGGTTATGGCAAATCCGATGGAACCAAACGCGATCGCCGTCGTGATGGAGGTGGAGCAGGCGCGCCAGCGGCGTGTGATGCTCACGCGCATGGGGAAGACGCTCGAGATCGCGTTCAACTATTACCTCGACGAGCAGGATCCGCCGTTCAAGTTGTCGATGAAGCAGCTCGTGCGGCGCACGAAGGTGTGCGGCGTCGGCTTTCTTGAGCTTGGCTTTCAGCGGCTTTTCGAGCAGCGACCCGAGATATCGGCGCAGATCACCGACGCGACCGATCAACTGGCGACCATGCAGCGGCTCATTCAGGACATGAGCGACGGCGAATTGGTGCGGGACGATCCTGGCGTGGCCGAACTGCAGGCGACCGTTGACGCGCTCAAGGAGCAGGAAAACGTGATCGCGCGCGAGGGGCCGGTGTTCGGCTTTCCGCGCTCGACCGAGATCGTCGTCGATCCGGCTTGCACGAACATCGCGTCGTTCGCCGGCGCGCGGTGGATCGCGCGCGAATACATGATGCAGCCGAGCCGAATTCAGGAAGTCTACAACGTCGACATCAAAGGCCAGTCGTACACCGAGTACAAGGCCGACCCGCGGGATTACGCGATCGACACCGAATTGGACGGCAGGGACAAGCAGTCGCGTGGGCCGGTCTGCGTCTGGCAAGTGCAGGACAAGGCGACAGGTACGTGCTTCGCCATCGCGGACGGATACCCGGACTTCCTGAAGTCGCCGGCGGCGCCGGACGTGCTGATCGAGCGCTTCTTTACCATTTTCACGCTGGTATTCAACGACATCGAGGACGAGAAGGAAATCTATCCGCCGTCTGACGTGTTCAACATGCGGCACATGCAGGACGAACTGAACCGGTCGCGGCAGGGCTTGCGCGAGCACCGGCACGCCAACCGGCCGGCGTACGCCGCGACGCGGGGCAAGCTCGAGGACGAGGACAAGAAGAATCTCGCGTCGCGTCCGGCGAACGCGATCATCGAGCTAAATTCCTTGGGTGTCGGCGAGAAGATCGAGGACGTATTCCAGCCGATCAAGCCGGTCGGCATCGATCCGAACATGTACGAGACCAACATGGTTTTCGAGGACGTGCTGCGCGTGGTCGGCACGCAGGAAGCCGTGCTTGGCGCCACGTCGTCGGGCGGGTCGGCGACCGAGGCCGCTATCGGCGAGGGCGCGCGGGTGTCTACCGTTTCGTCCGACGTGGACGATCTCGACGAGTTCCTGGGCGAGGTGGCTAAATCCACTAGCCAACTCATGCTGCTCGAAATCGACGCGCAGACGATCGAACAGATTGTCGGCGTCGGCGCGGTGTGGCCGCAGCTTTCGCGCGACGACATCGTGAAGGAAGTCTATTTGTCGGTGAAGGCCGGCTCGTCGGGTCGTCCCAACCGCGCCGCCGAGCTGGCCAACCTCGAGCGTGGGATGCCGTTCATCCTGCAGTTGCCTGGCCTCAATCCGACGCCGCTGGCGAAGCACTATCTTGAGCTGCTTGACATCGACGCCGAAGAGGCCGTTGCCGAGGGGCTGCCGTCGATCATCGCGCTCAATTCGATGATGGGCCGGCAGGCGCAGGCGTCGACGGGCGACCCGGCCACGGATCCCGGCCAGCAGGGCGGCCGCGGTGGAGAAGTCAATTCGCCGAAGCCGATGCGCGACGAGCCCGGCCCGCAAGCGGCGATGCCGATGAATTTGACGGGTGGGCAAATGGTCGGTTGACGCGTGTCGGTGTTTGTCGTATACCTGAGACCGACACAGCCAACGATGTGAATCGTCGGCAGCCCTTAGATGGAGACGCTAAATGCCCCCGGCCTCGTCAGCCGAGGAACAAGAGGGCGCCGTGTCGCAGGAGACTGCGGCCGGCACCGGAGTTCCTAGCGACCAGGACGCTAAACCTTCTGAGCAATCGTCCGGCTCGGATCCCCGGGACGCAAAAGCCGCGGAATCGTCCGCTGCGGGTGATGCAGACGCTAAGAGCGCGCCATCGCTGCTCGATGTTGTCAACAAGGCTCTCGAGCAAGAGCGCGACGGAAAATCGTCTGGTTCCGATGGTCAGGACGGAAAGTCCGACGCCAAAGCCGAAGGTGACGGTGAAAAGAAAACCGACGCCGAGGCGGAAGCCGAGGAAGAAAAGCCGCCGTTCCACGAGCATCCGCGTTGGAAAAAGGTCCAAGCGGAACTCAAGGAGCTTCGACCGCTGAAGCAGTCGATCGAGACGCTGACGCCGCGCGCGGAAGCCTTCGATCAGTTGCAGACGTACGTCCGCGAAGCCGGCCTCGATACCGATGAGGTGAACGAAGGCTTCGCGGTCATGCGGGCGATGAAGAACGATCCTGAGCGGGTCATCCCCGTGCTCGAGGGATACTTGGAAAGGCTTCGCGCGGCGACGGGCCACACGCTCACGCCGGAACTGAAGCAGAAAGTGTCTCAAGGGTACGTGGACGAGGCGACCGCCCTGGAGCTTTCTCGGACGCAATCGCGCGAGGCGCGAGCGGCAGCCGCCGCCGACGCAGCGCTAAAGCGGGCCGAGGAGATTCAAGGCGAGAGCAAGGCGGAAGCCACCAAGCGGGATGTCGTCGCAGCGGTCAGCGAGTGGGATAAGCGGTGGTCCACATCCGATCCTGATTACACGCTGAAGGTCGACCGCGTGAAGAAGGATATTCGGGCGCACGTGCTTGAGTTCGGGCCGCCTGCGACATCGCAGCAGGCCGTCGAGATCGCCGAGAAGATTCGGAAGGATATCGATGCCGAGTTCAAGAAGCTGGCGCCGCATCGCAAGCCGGTGCAGCCGAGTCCCGCGGGCGGGTCTTCAGCGAGTGCAACGCCGAGTCCCAAGAGTTCGCTCGACGTGGTGAACCTTGCGCTCGGAGCCGCAGCGTAACCGTCATTCGCATGAGGACTTGAGACATGGCTTTCACGGCGCAGGAACTCTCGAACATCGCCAACGCGATGCTCGACTACCACATGGACCGCGGCAAGGTCTGGTCGCAGACCCTTCAGAACAAGCCGTTGCTGAAGGCGTTTCGCGCCAAGCAGAAGACCTTCCCCGGCGGCAAGGAAAACATCACCGTCCGCGTCAAGGGCACGTACACCACCGCCATCATGGGCTTCGCGCATGACGACACGGTGACGTACGCCAACCCGGCGAACATCAAAGAGGCGCACTACCCGTGGAAGGAAATCCACGGCGGCATCCAAGTCACCTTCACCGAGCTGAAGAAGGACGGGATCAGCATCACTGACAGCGCCACCGGCAAGAACGTCTCGCAGCATTCCGAGCGTGAGAAGACCGCACTCGCCAACCTGTTCGACGACAAGATCGAGGACATGGCCGAGGGCTTCGACCGCGGGCTGAACGAGATGTACTGGCGTGACGGTACGCAGGACTCGAAGGAAGCTCCGGGCTTGCGTTCGTTCCTGCTCGACGACCCGACCAGCGCGACCATCGTCGGCGGCATCGATCAGAGCGTGAACACCTGGTGGCGCAATCGCGCGTCTCTCAGCATCTCCGTGACCACGCCTTCCGACATGGAGATCATCAAGAAGATGAAGTCGGAAGACCGGCTGCTTCGGAAGTTCGGGAATCCGATGCACATTCGTCTGTGCGGCTCGGACTTCCTCGACGCGCTCGAGGCGGAAATCTACTCGAAGGGCGATTTCACGCAAACCGGATGGACCAAGAGCGGGCAGATGGACATCGGCCAGGCCGACGCGTCGCTGCGCGGTCGGGTGTTCGAGTACGACCCGACCCTCGACGATCTCGGGCTCGGAAAGTACTGCTTCATCATCGACTGCAAGCAGATTTTCCCGAAGGTCATGGAAGGCGAGGACATGAAGACGCACTCGCCGGCGCGTCCCGAGGACAAGTACGTACTCTATCGGGCGCTCACCTGGACCGGCGGTGTCGTGTGCCGTCAGCGGAACACCTCGGGCGTCTATTCGATCGTCTGATCGGTCGGTTTTAGCGCATAGGAGACGACTACAATGTTCGACATCATCGAAGGTACGCTGGCTTCCGCGGTGGCCGATTCCGGCACCGTGACGGTCGGCTACAAAACCGATCGGTCGCAGGGCGATTACGATTGGGCGCCGCCGCACCACAAGCTCATCATGGCCGGCAACGAGTACAACGCGCCTGCCGACTTCACCCTGACGTTCAACGCCAACGCGTCCGACGTAACGCTCACCAACAAGGCGAGCACGACTTGGCCCGCGGGATCCGCATTCACCCTGCAGATCGCACGGCCGGGGCCGGACAGCAACAAGAATGCCGCGGTCGTGGACCCGGCCGACAAGTTGCGTGTGCGGCACATCCCCGCGCAGCTCGCGCTCATCAGCCTGGGCTCGCCCGATACCGCGGACCCCAACGGTTATGTCGAGTCGCAGGATTTGACCTCGGCCGGTGTGTTCTCGGTCGACACCACCGTAGCGGCCGCGCTTGCCGCCGCCGCGCTGGCTGGCGAAGCGGACGTTCCGCGTAACGTCGTGGCGTCGTGGACTGGCACGGCGGTGCTTACCGTCACCGGCACCGACGAATACGGCGCGACCGTTGTCGAGGCAAGCGCTAGCGGCACTTCACTGACCGGCAAGAAGGCGTTCAAGACGGTCACGGATATCGAAACGTCGGCCAACATTACGTCGTTGACCGTGGGCACCGGCGACGTGCTCGGTCTGCCCGTGCGTGTCGGCAAGCTCGGTCAAGTGCTGAAGGAATTCCAAGACGGTGTGGACGAGGACGACACGACTGACATCGTGACGCTCACCGATTCGACCGGCGATTCCGGCACGCACAACGACACGCTGGCGGACGGCTCGACCGTCGGGGCGGCTTTCACCGACAACACAACCGGCGCCACCACCGCGACCTTGGCGGCGGGTGTCGGCGTAAGCACGATCTCCCTTCCGATCGAGCTTGCCGAAGTGATCGACGGGGACGTGCTGACCACCTACACGCCAGGATACAAGTTCAAGATCCTGGCGGTGGACTTCGCGGTTGCGGTCGATGTTACGACCGGAGCCAAGGCGTCAACGCTGAACGTCGAGATCGGCACTACCAATCTCACCGGCGGCGCCGTAGCTCTTACCTCGGCCAATTGCGGCACGGTCGGCGCGGTCGTGGCCGGCACGGCGGTGACGGCGGCGAATACCGGCTCGGCGTCCGACACCATCTCGGTCGAAGGGTCGGCAACCACGACGTTCATCGAAGGCAGCGGCTGTCTGCTCATTACGATGCAGAACATGGACACCGCCGACGCTTTCGCGGGTCTCGTCACACAGGTGAACCTGCTGCGCGCCGACAACATCACGCAGAACCAGAACGACAGCGATCTGGCGCAGAAGGTTATGGAACTGGTGACGGCCTCCAACGCCGACCGCGGGCTGACCGGCACTTTCGTGGCGGCGGTGGACACCGAAGCGACGGCGACTACCGGCGACGTGCGCGGCACCTACGATCCGGCCGACGCGGCGGACGGCGACGACGGCTACATGCTGCTCACCGTGCTGCCCGATCCCGACGACAAAGGCATCGCGCAGTTCGTCGGCTAAACGAGCGGAGCCTGAAGATGGGGCCGGCGTGCAAGGCGTCGGCCCCGCTTCGCAAAACGGAGACGAAGCGACATGGATATCTTTAAGTGCAAGGTGCGCCTCGGCGGCTCGGTGATGAACGAAGTCGAGAAGATCGCCGTCACGGCGCCGGAAGTCATTCTGCTGCGGGCCATTCACGGCGGCGATGCCGTGGTCAATCTCAAGCGCACCGGCGAGAAGCGCGCGGAGCACGCCGTCGAGCGCGACCGGCTCGCCGAAATCTATGGCGAGCGGAAGGTGATCGAGGTGTTCGGTCCCGGCCACCAGGCGCTGCCGACCAAGGTCGGCGGCTACAGCGACGAGGATCCTTCGGTGCTCGTCCCCTCGGCCGAGGACATTGCCGCGAACATCGCGACGATCGACGAGCCCGACGCGCTGATGGCATGAATGGGCCGCCGTCATGGCCCGCGGAACCACGCTCGGCGATCTTGTCACGAAGCTGAAGGCGGAAGCCGGACACTCGTCGGCGATCAACCTCACCGTCGACAAGGCGGACGCCTTCAAGCAGACCCTTCGTCACGTGCAGGAGCAGTTGTATTACGACTACGACTGGCCGCATCTGCGTATTGTCGCATCCAAAACGATGGCGGCCGGCTCGCGTTTTTACGACGTGCCGGTTGACGCGACCTACGGGACGATCAACTTCGACCGCATCGAAGCGGTCGAGTGCGAGTACAACGACTCGTTCATCGAGGTTGGCCGCGGTATCGGCTTCGGCGAGTACAACCAGTACGACCCGGCCGACGACGAACGCTCCGATCCCGTGCTGCGATGGGATGTGCGGTGGACCGGCTCCAAGGCGCAGATCGAGGTGTGGCCGCTGCCGTCGAGCGCGACGAAACTTTGGTTCCGCGGCATCCGCGATCTCAGCGCGCTGACGAGCAACAGCGACACCGCCGATCTCGACGACAACATGATCGTGCTCTACGCCGCCGCCGAGATTCTGGCGCGGCAGAAGTCCGAGGACGCGCGAGCGAAACTCGCCGCGGCGCAGTCGCTTTACGCCCGGCTCAAGGGCCGTTCCAAAGGCGCTTCGCCGATGACGGTCTACGGCGGTGGCGACGACCATCGCACGAGCCGCACGCACGGGACGGTCATTCGGATATCCGGCTGATGGCGTACGCGTTCATCGAGAATTTCTCGGGCGGTCTCGACCGGCGCGGCTCGCAGCTCTCGGGTGAGCCCGGCACGTTGTGGACGCTCATCAACGCGCATCTTAATCGAGCCGGCGAGATCGAGCGGCGCAAGAAGTTCGTCGCGACGCACCGCCTGCCGACCGGCACGTTCGGTCTGCACGCCATCAACGACGTGCTCTACACCTTCGGCTCGGCGGCCGAGACTTCCGAGACCTTGGCTACCGGTTCGATCGATATTACGGGCGGTAGCGATGGCGCCGCGAACACGGTGGCGACGATCACGGTCGACAGCATCGACTTGCTCGACGGCACGCCGGTTGCGTTCGACACCGACGACGCGACGACAGCAACGGCGGTGGCCGCGGCGATCACGGCGGCGACCAGCGAGCCGAACTACACGGCGGCGGCGGTCGGGGCGGTCATCACGATTACTGCCGTGGCGGGCAGCGGCGCCAGCGCCAACACTCTAGTGGTGGCCGGCACCGTGACGGGCGACGTGACGGTTGGTAACGCCGTCAATATGTCGGGCGGTGTCACCGGCACCTCGGCTAGTGGCGTGAACTATCAGCGGCTTCAGCACCCCGACACCTCGACGGCGATGACGGAAATTCTGTGGACGGAGAGTTTCGACGGCGAGATATACGCCATCGCCAAGTTCGCGGACGGTTACACCTATCATTACTACGATGGCGCGTTGGTGACGGATTGGACCGATGGCGTCGTGCGCGCCGACATGACCGACAACGACGGCGTCGCCGATCATCTGAAAGATTTGGTCGATGCCGACGCCGAATACAGCGCGACACGTGCGACAAACGTCATTTCGATAGCAGGTCCGTCCGGCGAGGCATTCACCGTCACCACATCGGCCGAGGACGGCGGCGGAACCGACGATCAGACGGCGGCGGTCGGCTCGACGCAGAGCGCGGTGGCGGGTATCAGCGAGACGCTGGCGACGGGCTCGTTTACGATCACCGGCGGAACGGCGAACGCCGGCACCAACGATATCGACGCGGTGCTGGTCGACGGTTTGACGATCACGGCCAATCCGGTCGATTGGGCGACATCGAACAGCGTCACGGCGGCCAACGTCGCCACTGAGATCAACGGCACCACGTCGTCGCCGAACTACACGGCCACGTCCGAGGGCTCGATTGTGACGATCTCCGGTGCGACCGGCTCGGGCGACACGCCGAACGGCAAGGTCGTCGCCGTGACGATCGCGGCCGGCGACGTGACGGTTGGCAGCATCGTCAATATGAGCGGCGGCATCGATGCGGTGTCAGGCCAGGCGCAGATCAGCACCGTTACCATCGGCGGCACCTTCGAGGCCGACGACCGTTTTTGGATCCGGCTGGTTAAGGACGGCGAGACCAAGCGCTTTGGTGTGGACGGCAACCCCGATCGGGTCGGCACGACCGCGTTGACCTTCAAAAGCAAGTTGCACACGGTCGTCTCGAGCCTGCTGTTCTTTTCGGGCGTCAACGACGCGACGGTGTGGAACCGTGACAACGCCGACGTACCCGGCGCCAACTTCATCAACATGGCGTCGCAGGACGAGGGCTCGCAGGTGCTCACCGCGACGCAAGCGTACCAAGGCAGCCTCGCGGTCTTTTCGCGGAACTCCATTCAGATATGGTCGATCGACGCCGACGAGGACAGCAACGTCTTCCTTCAGACGCTCAAGAACACCGGCACGCGCGCCGGCAAATCGGTGCTCGCCTACGGCAACAACGACGTGTTCTATCTCGCGGATTCGGGCCTGCGGTCGATCAGGGCGCGGGACTCGTCGAACATTGCCTTCGTCAGCGATGTCGGTACACCGATCGACCCGCTGGTGATCGATTATGTAAAATCGCAAACGGTGGCGACCGTTGAATCATCCACGGCGGTGCTCGAGCCGTTGGAAGACCGCTATTGGCTGGCGTCGGGACTGCGTATTTGGGTTTTCAGTTTCTTCCCCGGATCGAAGATCAGCGCGTGGTCGTATTATGACATCACCGACGACGTGGGCGCCGCGATTACGTCGTGGGCGCGCACCACCGACCGGCTTTACGGTCGATCGAGCAACACGGTCTATCTTTACGGTGGTGTCAGCAACGACACCTATCCCGAGGACGACGAGGCGGATGTGACGGTCGAGTTGCCGTTCCTCGATGGATCGAAGCCGGCGACGCAGAAGATGCTCAATGGGTGGGATGTCGGCTGCGAGGGTGTGTGGCTGGCCGAACTGTACACCGATCCGGCCAACGGCGCCGAGGCCGATTCGCCGGTCAAAATTTCTCTGGGCACGGCGAACGGCACGACTTACGGGCAGAATCGCGCCAGCCTGGGCGTCGAGACGACGCATTTCGCGCCGCGGTTCGTGTGCTCGACCGGTGGATTCGCCAAGCTG